GGGGATCTACCGCGTGCAGCGCTGGGAAAACTGCGGTCCCGGGACGGACCTGCGCTTCGCGCTTCACGGCGGCGGACACAGCATTCCCAAGGGCTGGGCCGCGATGGCGGTGGACTGGTTCGAAGAAGCGCCATAGCCGTCACGCCCCGTCGCCGGTCGAACGGAATGGGCCGGAACTGGGGGGGAGGAAGTGGCAGCCCGTAGGGCTACTAAACTACCGTCTAGGCATGTCGCCTGTTGTCCATAAAAGTCTTGTAAATCTAGGGGTTTACTGTCTGCGCTTGTCAGGCCGTGTCGGCTTCTGTATGCCTCTGTCCAGTCCCGTGTGGTGGTAAATATGGTGGGACAGGCGGAAGGGGGACGGCATGGCAGGCCTGAATGTGAAGCGGGTGGAAGCCCTGAAAGAGCCGGGGATGCACGGCGATGGTGACGGGCTTTACCTTCGTATCAGCCCCAGCGGCACGAAGTCATGGATTCTTCGGGTGCGCATCGCGGGGGAAACCGCGCGGCGCGAAATCGGCTTGGGCAGCGTGGCCACCCTGTCGCTGGCAGAGGCGCGCGACAAGGCGCGGGAACTGCGGAAGGAAGCCAAGGAAGGCCGGAACCCGATCAAGCGGCGGGACAAGCGCGCCCTGACCTTCAAGGAAGCCGCAACCGAAGCGCACGGGCAGGTGGCACCGACATTCAAGAACCCCAAGCACGCGGCGCTTTGGCTTTCGTCGCTGGACCTGCATGTGTTCCCCCACATTGGGGACAAGCCGATTGAAGGGCTAGGCCGCGCGGACGTGGTGACGGCGCTTGAAGGGATATGGCTGAAAACCCCGGACACGGCGCGGCGGGTGAAGCAGCGAATAGCGACGGTGTTCGATTGGGCGATTGGCCGGGGCCACTACAGCGGGGCGAACCCGGTGGACAAGGCGCTGATGAAGTCCCTGCCCAAGTCCAAGCGTTCGACCGAACACATGGCGGCAATGCCATGGAAGGAACTGCCTGCCTTCTATGGCGAACTGTGCGACCGGGAAGCGACGGCGGCAATGTGCCTGCGGTTCCTGATCCTGACTGCCACCCGTTCCGGCGAAGCGCGGGGGGCGCGTTGGTCGGAGATAGACTTGAAGGCCGGGGTGTGGACCATCCCGGCAGACCGGATCAAGATGGAACGCCCGCACAGTATCCCCCTGTCCAAGGAAGCCTTGGCGATTGCGCACCGGGTGCGCGGGCTTGATTCGGTGTTGCTGTTCCCGTCCCCCCAGAAGGCAGGGGCGGGCAAGGGCAAGGAACTGTCGGTGAACTGCTTCCGCCCGCTTTATGAGCGCATGGGGCGGGCGGGCTTTGTCACGCATGGCTTCCGTTCGACATTCACGGATTGGGCAAATGAAAGCGCGCGGGCGCAGTTTGAAGTTTCGCAAGCCTGCCTTGCTCACCAAGTCGGCAACGCGGTGGAACGTGCCTATGCGAGGTCCGACCTTTTCGACCGTCGCCGCGAACTTATGGGCGCATGGTCGGCCTTTGTCTGCGGCAAGCCGCAAGAGGTTGAAAGCCAAGCGGAATAAAATGCACCGAATTGCGAAAGCCGGTCATTCTGTCAACTAACCACTTGACAAATCAGCACTATTTGACTTCTGCCACTGTCCGTGCGAATCTGTCCTTGTCGAAAATGAATGAGGGCCGTCGCAATGGAACATGCAATCCGACTGATCCGTGACACGGAAACGGCGGCAATTCTGGGCTGTTCCCGTGCAACTGTCTGGGCACTGGTCAAGGCGGGCAAGATTCCCGCGCCGATCAAGATCGGCGCAATGGCGCGGTGGCGCATCGCGGACATTCATGCCGCAATCGACAAGGCGGCGTCCGCACCGGGTGCGAAAGAGGAACGCAAGCCCCGCGTTCGGAACCGTTCCCGTCTGGGCATCGCGGCATGACGCCCCCCAAATCCCCATTTGAGATGCGCCGCAATGGGCGGCGTGTCGAGATTCCTTCCAAGGAACTGGAAAAGACGGCGGGCAAGCTGTCACTGGCAAACCTTCGCAAGGTGTCTGCTATCGCGGAACGGGCCATGAAGGATCATGTCCATCGCGTCACGTCCGCCCTGATCACCCGACACTCTGCCCGCTATTCCCAAGGCGGGGGCGGGCCGAACCTACAGCGAAGGTCCGGGCAGGGCCTTGCCTCTATCCGGTCCTTCACCCGCTACAGGAAAGCGGGGCTTGAGGGTGTCGTCACCATCCCCCATGCGATGGCAACGCAGGAATTCGGGGCGGTGATCCGGGCGAAGAAATCCAAGTATCTGACCATCCCCTTGCCTGCGGCATTGAACCCCGATGGAACACCGAAAGAGCGATCCGCGCGGGCATGGCGCAAAACCTTTGTCGTGAAGGGCAAGCGCGGGCTTGTGGTGATGATGCGCGACGGAAGGAAGAACATTCCCCTCTATGCCTTGCGTGAGACAGTCCGAATCCCGGCCCGACTTGGCCTGAGGAAGGAATTGCGATTGGACGTTCCACACCTCAAGCGGGACATTCTGATGCGTGTCCGCGAATTGATCCGCGCAACCTCTTAAAAACAGTCGTCCGGTTTTTAAGCGAATCCCGACCTGATACCCTGACTCGCAATCCATACCCCCAAGGGAACCCTGCCGGGATGCCATGGGGGGGAAGAGTATCGGAGTCGGGGCGGGCAAAGCACTGTGCGCCGTCCGAATTGAGAGGCGGCGAATGGACGGTGGCGAAGGCCAATTTGCGCACCCGGTGCGCTACAGGGAACGCCCCTCAATAGAGGCGCGCTTTGCCTTTTGGCTGCGCACGTCCTTCAAGATTCCATCGGGCATGAATGCGGGGGAACCCTTCGCCCTTGAACCCTTTCAGCTTGCGTTCCTGAAAAGCTACCTTGCCCGCGATAGCGACGGGCCGCGCTACAGGACCGCCATTTACAGCACGCCCCGCAAGCTGGGCAAATCAACGCTTCTGGGGGCGCTGTTTCTGGGGCGCATGTGCCCCGATAGCCCGATCTACATTCCCGGTTTCAATGGGGCTGTTGCCGCACCCTCTGAAAAGCACTGCACCTACATTGCCCGCGCCATGGTGGAAATCATGAAAGCGGCGGGCCGCGAAAAGGAAATCAAGCGGCGGGCGGACCCCAAGCCGGGGCGGATTGAATTGGGCGGCGGCAACCTCTGGCTGTCATCAGGAACCCGCGCGCAAGGGCACGGCTTGGACCTTGACCTTGCGGTGATAGATGAATGCGGCCTGATCACCCAGAATCAGGGCGAACTGATCACGGCATACTTTGACTCGCTGGCCACGCGGGGCGGGCAACTGGTCCTGACCGGCACGCGGGGGGACAGCCCCGCCTTCAATGAACTGATCGACCGCCCGGACCCGCGAACCCACGTGACCCTCTACGCGGCGGACAAGGGGGATGACCCTGCCGACCCGGACGTGTGGGCGAAGGCCAACCCCGGCTTGGGCACCATCAAGCCCCTGCGCTTCATGCAGGACGCGCACGCCAAGGCGGAACAGTCGGGAAGCCTTGTGGAGTTCCAAGCGTGGCAGTTGAACGTCCCGTTGCAGCCGGGCCGCGAATTGCTCTTGAACTATGACACGCTGCGGCGGGCCTACACCGACAACCCCCAGACCATCCCCGGCGAACCTGTCCACATCGGGATTGATCTGGGCGGCAGTGCCAGCATGACCGCCGCGACCGTGGCCTATGAAACCTCTGGCGTGGTCAAGGTGCTGGGCGCTTTCCCCGGCGCTGACCTGTCCCTGCGCGAACGCGGCAAGCGTGATCTGGTGGGCGACCTGTGGGAACGCTGCGCCGTCGCGGGGGAGTTGATCGAGACAAGCGGCAGCGTGTCCGACTTGGGGGAGTTCTTCCCCGCGCTGGTGGCGCTGATCGGGCCGCACCCGGTGCGTTCGGTGTCCTGCGACCGCTACCGCCAAGCCGAGTTTGAAACCGCCATGGCGCGGGCGCGCATCGGCTGGCCTGTGATCTATCGCGGCACGGGGCCGAAGGACGGGGATGCAGACATACGGGCCACCCGGCGGCTGTTCCTTGCGGGCGCTGTCACCATGGCGCGCAGCCTCTTGCTTGAGGGCAGCATGGCGGAAGCGGACGTGAAGGTATCCGCGACCGGGGCTTGCCAGCTTTCCAAGTCACACCCGCACGCCCGCATCGACGTGGCGTCCAGCCTTGTCTTGGCCTGTAGCGCCCTGTTGCGGGCGCGGGACGAAGTGCGCCCGACCTATGAAGTGGAGGTGCTTTGATGGCCCGCACGAATACCGCCCCTCTGAAAACCGCCCGCTGGGCAGAGGTCCGGGCCATGGTTGCGCACCGGGCTTCCTTCCGCTGCGAGTGCTGCAACGTGTTCTTGGGCATGACGGGGCAGGCGGATCACGTCATCCCGCGCCGCGACATTCCCTTGCTGGGCATCGGCGTCTTTGACCCGTCCAACCTGCAATACCTGTGCACGTCCTGCCATTCGGAGAAGTCCAACCGGGAACGGTGGCACGGGCACGAGAAGAAACCCCCGAAACCCCACACCCGAAGCAACGTCCCCGGACGCGATGCCTTCTTGGCCGCGACTGGCATCCCTGCAACCTGAAAGGAACTGACATGCTCAAGAGCCAAGAAATCCAGCTTGCGCAATCGCGCCGCCGGGAACGGATGGCCGCAATCCAGAAGGCCGAAACCCTGTCCGACGAAGGGCGCACCGAACTGCGTTCGCTGGCGGACGCATACGAAGGGGCCGAGGTCGAACTTCGCGCCGCGCTTCTGGTGGAAGGGGCCGAGCGGGCCACCATCAAGGGCAGCGACAAGGCGCAATCGGACTTCGCGCTGGAATGCCGGTCCTTCTCGCTGTCCGGGCTGGTGGGCGCGATCACCGAAGGCAAGGCGCTGTCGGGCCGTGAGGCCGAGGTGGTGGCCGAACTGGAAACGCGCGGCATGACGCCCCAGCGCGGCGGGGTGGTCATCCCGTGGGAAGCCTTCGCGCTGGAAACCCGCGCCGATGCCGTCACGGATACCGCGCCGGGAACCTCTGGCGAACTGGCATCGCGCCCGGTGATGAACGCCCTTGAGAGGTTCTTTGAAGCGTCCGCCGCGCAACGGTTCGGCGTCCGGGCCTTGCAGGTGCAGGGCACCCCGTCCTTCCCGGAAATCACCGGGGGCGGCGGTATCAACTGGGTGGCCGAGGGTGCCGGGGCGGATGCGGCGGCGATCACGACGACCGCGACGACGCCCGCAATCCACACGGCAACCGCCCGCTACCTTCTGACGCGGCAATCCACGAAACAGAATCCGGCGCTGGAATCCATCCTGCGGCGCGACCTTGCCGAGATCATGCGCCAAGGCATCGACCTTGCCGTGTTCCGGGGGACCGGGGCGGATGAACAGCCTGCGGGGCTGGCAACGGTTTTGACCGGGGGGCGGACTGCCGCCCTGACCGCCAAGGCGTCTTTCTCTGCCTTCCTTGCCCGCGCGGTGGAACTGCAAGAAACCGCCAAGCTGTCGGACGCATCGGGCATCCGCATCGCGGGCGCGCCCATCGTCGCGCAGACCTTGGCGGATTCGCTGGTGTCTGGAACGGCGGTGTCGGAACTGGACCGCCTCAAGGCGTTCGGCTTTGCGCCGCTGTGGTCCAGTCAGGTTTCGGCGCGGGGCGCGCGGGACGGGACGGGCAAGGGCGCATCGACCGTGTTCTTCGCCGCTGGTGAGGGACACGCCCTGATGCCGACATGGGGCGGCGTGGAGGTCATCATCGACCCCTACAGCGAGAGCAAGACGGGCAAGATTGCGATCACGACCTTCGCCTTCCTTGACCTGCTGTTCCAGCGGACGGCAACGCATTTCTTCAAGCTGACTGCCGTGCAGGACCGGGCCTGACCATGACAGAGGCCCGCGCGACATGGCCCTGTGCGGGCCTTGAACTTCGCCGCGAAGGCAAGCGTCCCCAGATTCGGGGGCGCTTCGCCTATGGCGACCTTGCGACCATCAGCGACCGGGGGGCAGTCAGGAAAGAGCGGATCATGCCGCGCGCCTTTTCCTTCGCCCTGGACAAGGAGGATGACCGCGAAATCAACCTTCTGTTCGGGCATGACTTCGACAAGCCCCTTGCATCGCGGCGGAACGGTTCGCTGATCCTTCAAGACGCGGACGACGCCCTGACGTTCTCTGCGACCATCGCGGATGAATTGATGGACGTGTCACACGTCCGCGATGCGCTGGCCCTTCTGGGGGCCGGGCTGGTGACGGGCATTTCCCCCGGTTTCCGGG